AGTAGAAATTAAATCAATCTACGAGAAGGCTGATGAAAAGGTCAAGGGAGATTATAAAGAGGTAGCCGCATTAGCTGTTGAGATTGCTAAACACAAGACTGATCCAAGCGAGATTGCGCAGGCAGTCGTTGAGTATATTAACAAAGGTAATGTAAAGGAGGGGAATAATGGCTGATGTGAATAAATTAGCGCCTTTCCTACTTAAATGGGAAGGCGGATTCGTTAATGATCCAGACGACCTAGGGGGCGCTACAAATATGGGTGTGACGATAGCAACCTATGAGGCTTATTGCCGCAAAAAAGGCTATCCGAAGCCGACCATTGAGAGGTTGAAGGCTTTGACTAAGGAGGAGTGGACGGAGATAATGAAGACGCTGTATTGGGATAGATGGAAGGCTGACGAAATTCGGAATCAGTCGGTTGCAAATATATTAGTAGATTGGCTTTGGGCGAGTGGCATACACGGAATTAAGATACCTCAGCGAATCCTTGGTGTTAAGCCTGACGGAATTGTCGGGGCGAAAACCCTGGCTTCTCTCAACGCAAAAAATGCACGTGAATTATTCGACCGGATAAAGATTGCTCGCTTTGACTTCATCGAAGAAATCTGTAAAAAAAGACCGGCTAATAACAAATTCAAAAGAGGTTGGATGAATCGTATCAATGACTTAACATTTGAGTAAGGGAATTATTAATTATTTAAATTTAAATGATATGGAAAGAAAATGCTTAATTTTGAAATGTCCGAGACACCCTAAATATGAAGGGAAAATAGGTGTAGTCGTTGCAGAAAAACAGTCTCCTTTTAACACAAGAGATGGATATGTAGATACGACTGTTTACATAGTGAATGTCGATGGGAAGAGAGTTCCCTGGTGCGCAACGGATGAAGATCTTGAATTCCTCTAGCTATGACAGAGGAAAGGATCTACAGACGAATAGTCGTTACGTGGCTTATCTTATCAGTATTGACAATACTCTTATTGTCTAGCTGCCGGACGCAGTATGTGCCGACAGAAGCAATAAAGACTGAATACAGGGTAAGAGATAGTATTCGCCACGATAGTGTCTATCAGCGTGACAGCGTGTATATTATTGATAGAGGAGATACGGTGTATAAGTACAAAGATAGATATCTATACAAGTATCTATATCTCAATCGCACAGATACGGTAATTAAGACTGATAGTATACAGGTGCCTTATCCTGTAGAGAAGCAGTTAACAAGATGGCAAAAGATAAAGATCGAGCTGGGCGGTTGGTCTTTCGGAATTATAATATCATTTGCGCTTGTAATCGTTGGATGGCTTATTTTGAAAAGAATGCGAAAGTAACTGTATCTGTTATACAATTTTAGCACATTATTATATAGTTAAATATACAATAATGTGATGAAATTATATACATAGTCGTTACATTTGCAATGTAGAAGTTTTACCCTATTCTTAACAATAGGTTTGCCCTGCCGAAAGGTGGGGCTTTTTCTTTAATTATTAAATAAAGTTAAATGAAATCACTTTTCTTTGCGTTTTCTTTGCAAAGACAATTCTTTGCATTATCTTTGTAATACAGAAAAGAAATACTAACCGCCTTTGCAGAGGCATAAAACAAGAAAATTATGAAAAGAATTAGTTTAGAAGCTATCAGAAATGCAGAAATTGCAGACAGAATCGAAGAACTGAATATTGTAATTAATTGTGCATGTAACGAATATGCCTTTGTTACTGATGAAGAAGCGAAAATACTAGAAGAAGATATGCCATTTGCTGATTGGTATTTTGAAGATGTCAAAGAAATTTGTGTAGATGAAGACGTAAATATAACATTCGCTGCAGAAGACGAAGAGAACATCTATATTGATTTAGGTACCGGTCTTGGCGTGGCCGTTTACGATAAAGAAAATTGGACGATAAAAGAGGCTTTGGCCGATGCTAAAAAATGATTATAAAAAAGCCCGGCAGATTGCAGTATAGCCGGGCTAAATAAACGAACTATAAAACAAAAAAATAACCAGCTCGTTTATCGGGCACAAATATAGAAAATAAATGGCAGAAACAAAAACAGTAAATCTCAGATTACCTCTTTCAATTGTCGATTACGTTACAAATGAGGAGGGAATAAATCAAGGCGTTGTTAACGCCTTGAATGATCTTATACTCTTGCACTCTATTAGCATGCAAGAAATTAAAGGTGTGTTCACTCAGGAGGAATGGAAGTTCTTATCGGACTCTTTAAACGGCAGCTTGGTAACAGACTCATTCCGGGTCTCAAAAGAGGCTTTGATTGCTCACAATGAAGATGCAGAGATGTATGAAAATACTGCATCAAAATGGGGTGTAGATATTAAAGAAATGAACGAGAAAATTGCAAAATTGTCAGGGGCTCAAATTGAGGCAATTTATAGACGGGTTGAGCGTTTTTGGACAAATGATACAGACCTGGAAAAGTGGTCTGATTTTTAATAGACTAATTTATAAAGAATTGCCCTGCTAAAAAATAGCGGGGCTTTTTTACGCCTAAATGTTAAATCTTTACTTTGTGGCTAAAATAATTGTACTTATATTTGCGTACAATAAAAATAATGCCTATCTTTGTTACATAAGAAAAAGAGATAGTAACATTAAAAAAACGATTATGAAGACATTAGACGAAATCACAGACAAAGAGATAATGAGTATCTTTAATAGAGAGTTAAATAAGAAAGATAAGTTAGACTCATTAAGAGATGCAAAGAGAGCTGCTAAAAGAGACTTTTTCAATTTAGACAAAGTTTTAGAAAATAAGAAAACAGTAGTATTTTAATTATTAACCATTAAAAAATAAAATTATGGAAAGAAGTGAGTTAAAAAAAGAAATGTTGTTTCCTGTATTAGAAGGATTACTTTGGGAGCATTTTTCAAATGTCATCGATCTAGACACTTTAATTGAAAAATCTATTACTCCATTAATTGGAGAGATAACAGAGGAGGAATGGTGGAAAATCTCAAAGATATCTGGTGAAGCAGAAAGAGAAGTGATGTCTGTAGAATGTGATGAAGACGGTGCTACTACTGAACAAAATGCAGAAATGGATAAAATAGTACACAACTGTATGTGTGATATATTTGACATTTTAATCAAATATTAAATTAATATCCTGCACTCGTCTATGATTCGAGCTTGAAACCATTGTAGGTTATGCAGGACCTAACTAACTTTAAAAAAAATAATAATGGAAACTTTAATTGCAAAATCTGAAATTACTGAGAAAACCGTCGATTGCGTAAAAAATCAAGTGATAGCCTTGTTAAAAGAAAAAGGTTATTTTGTAGCAGAGAGTAAAAACGAAGTATTTGAATATCTATCTAATTTCTCTGATGATGTAAAATCTGAAATTAACGAAGAAGAAGCACAAGATATCAAAGTAGATGGTGAAAAGTCTGGGTGCTGGCAACATACCATTTCAGTTTCAATCAAAGGATTTTACGTTGACCCTGGATCATCAGACTATATTTACATGGTAGACGTAACAGAAGATTAACCAATTAAAAATAAACGATTAAAGGTGATACACATTACGTTTCATACGATGAAGCGTTAAATGAGGGAATAAAGCATGCATTAACGGAAATATAAAAAAATGAATGAAACAGTTTTATCTCACCGAGAAAGAATCGGTGAAAAAATAAAAGAATTAAGAACCAAGAAAGGCCTAACAGTGAGGGAACTTTCCGATATCTGCGGAGTCGGTTATCAAAATATTACTAAAATAGAAAATAGTGAATACAATGTCTCAATCGACATATTATCTAAAGTATTATCCTCTTTAGACGCGAGATTAGAAATAAGGCCCACAAAATAAAGTGGGCCTTATTTTTTTAGATGAGGCTATTTAAGATTTCCGAATGTCTGGAAACAGAGCTATTCATAACATGCGCATATATTTCCGTAGTAGATATATGGCAATGCCCTAGCATTTTACTGAGAGTCTCAATAGGAATATCATTAGCCAGACAGACAGTAGTCGCAAATGTATGCCT